TACTCATCTTTTTTCCCCAAATATTTCTCACATATTCTTTTCTCTTCTTCTGTTTCAACCTTTGCATATAACCTTTGTTTCAATACTTTAAAAATTAATTCAATTTCGTGAAAAATACCACATGTATTATCTTTTGTATATAAACAACATAAATGGTTCTTTTTTAAACATTTCATATACTCTATATGTTCTTTAAAATCATTAACATTTGTTTCCATACATAATTTTACATTATCTTCAAATTCCTGATTAGTAATCTTATTATCTAACCGTTCATCAATTAATTGTTTAATAGTTTTCATATTATTATTATATTATATTCTTATATTTAATATATAAAATTCTTATATTTAATATAAAAAATAAAGTTAAAAGGGTTAAAATATTTATTTTAACTCTTGTAACTTCTTCATAATAATATTAAGTTGTTCTTCCAACTCTTCAATCTTTCTTTTATTATCATCTTTTGGTTGATTATCATATTTTAGTTTATTATAATTATTCATTAATTGTAATATTTCTGTTGTTTTAGAAAGATTATATGCATTTTGTCCATTTATATTATAATTTTTAGGATCTGCACCATGTTTTAATAATAATTCAACACATTCTATATTACCACATTTGGATGCATATAATAATGCTGTCATTTTATTATTATCTTGAATATTTGGATTAGCTTCATGTTTTAATAATAATTCAACAATTCCTTTATTATTATCTTCTGATGCTATAGTTAAAGCTGTTCTCCCTTGGTTTTTGTTTTGAAAATTTATATCTACATTGTAATTTATTAATAATTTAATTAATTCATGACTTTTTTTATTATCTACACTTTCGGATAAATACATTAATGGTGTATATCCATTTTTCATCTGTAAAATTTGGATTAGCTCCAGCTTTTAATAATTTATCAAATAATTCTTTTTTTAATAAACTATTTTGTTTACACCCATTTAATAATAATTCATTTAATAATTCATCCTTTTTATTACATTTTAATTCATTATTAATCATTTCAAATTGCATTTTTTTATTTTAGTTTTTCTCTTTATATTATATACTTTTACTATTATTTAAATCAATTTTTTTTTACTCATATTTTTTCATATTTAATAAATAAGGGGTTATATATATACATTTATTTTAAATATGTTAAAAATAAAAATAAATCCACCTACAAATGATGAAACTTTATTAAAAATGATAGAGAATATTAATAGAAGAAATGTTCTATTAATGATATTACAAATGATTACATATGTGTTAATATTAATTATGTATATTTATATAATATTTGAAAAAAAAAATAATTAAAATCATTATAATTATTGTTGAAATACAGGACCTCTTTGAGGCCATTGTCTAACATATCTTCCCATATCTACAGCCGAACGTCGTTGTTGAGGCATTTGTCTAGCATATCTACCCATATCTATAGCTGAACGTCGTTGTTGATTTTGTTGTGGTTGTTGTTTATCATCATCACCACTACCACTACTACACATAATTAACCCCCAAGGTGGTAAACATTTAATAGTATCTTTAAACAAAAACATAACAACGAGTACAAATATAACACCAAGGATATAAAATATTACCATTCCACCCATTAAATCACCAAAGGCATCACCGAGTGTATCGACAACACTACTAATAGTATCACCCATAACTTTAGCTATTGCTGATAACGCACCAGTACTTTCTTTTTTTGAATATTGTTCAGTTGCACTTTCCATAGCAGCTATAGCTTCAGTAACTTCTATATTTTCTTGTAAACTTTTTAATATAACTTCGCCTACCATTTTTTGTGAATTTCCAAGCATAACACCTGATGTATTAGTCATAACTTGTACTTGATCTAAACTAGCTAAACTATTACTAATATTTTCTGTAGTAAAAGCCAATCTAATTTTATTTTCGACATCTGTAGAAGTTTCAGTGTCTGAATCATCGGCAATTCCCCCAGTTTTTGCTTCTTCTGCTTTTTGTTTCATTTTACTTATTAAATCTGCTTGGATATCTCTAACAACTGTATTTATTTGCGTACAATCTGCAGTTATAGTAGCTTTCATAGCTTGTTCATTACCCATCATAACACATCCATTACACGCTAGTGCAACTATTTTTAGATCATCAGTAGCAGTTGCTTGAGCACAAGCTGCTGAAGTAGCATAAGCCAACCTAGTTTTTTCTGTAATATGGGAACAATCATTAATCATAGATTGAGATTGAGTACCTTGTGCAGTACAATTACTAATATTTTTAGTAATTGACTCAATTATCATTTCATTTACAACTTTAGCTGCAGTTTTTGTTTTTGATGTATTACCCCCCATATTATTATTTGTTTATTAATAAATTATATTATTTTATTATATTATCATTAATATAATAAATAATAATTTATTAAAATAATAAATTATTAAAGATGGGTATTGTAACATTTCCTAAAAAACATAGCGATGCTCCTAAATATATTATGACAACATTGAATAATATATATTATTCATTACCAACCTGGTATACAAGCGGAGATGCTGAATCAAGATCTTCAGAAGTTTATAATTCATATAATGCAGTTGCATATGATGATGATGAATATTGGCCAGTTGGTCGTTATGGATTACCTACAGATAATAATGATGATAAAGCTGCAGCAAGTAGCACTGATCAAACTAATGCTATGATGGCCAAAACAGCACCAGCTGGATATACTGATAAAAAAGACGGTAATTGGTTAACTGCATTTGTTATAAAAAGGGGAGTGAGGAATAATACATTTTTTAAAGTATTTGAAAAATTGGGAAAAACCGATTATGATAAAGAATATTGTAAAAATTGGAATGGAACTTCTACATATTGTATACCATCCTGTATAGATGGCCATCGTTATGAAGAATGCGAAACAGGAATAAAAGTATATTGTGGAAATAAGAATAATTCTGTGAATAGTACATGTTCAAATATTAAATCAAATATACAAAATAATATAAGAAAAAATCAAGAAGAAGATAGTGAAGCAATAGCACCACTACATGAACGAAATATAATTAATACAATATTTAATGCTAATATGGATAAATGGGCAGAGAATCCAGATGCCATTATAAGCGGAGACGCATTAACATTTTGTTCATATCCAAAAAGATCAGATGTCCACAGGACGAAATGTGATAATTGGGCAAAGGCATATTGTAATAAACCAGGTGAATTAACTGATTATAAAAAAACGTTTTGCGCTTGTATAAAAGGATATGATAATTTATCACCACCATTGCAACCTAAATGTGATGGCCCATTATGCGCTGCTGGATATAAAACAATAACTGAAATTAATTTGAAGTGTCCATCATGTAAACAAGTTATGTCAAATGTAGGTGGGGGTGTTATGATTGATAATAAACAAGTACTATACTGTGGAGATCATTTAAATACACCAAAAACCACATCATCACCGACAACTACATCATCACCGTCAACATCATATTTAGCACCATCACCACCCCCACCAAAAAAAACAGGTGTATTATATTATAAGGAATTATTAAAAACGTATAATATAAATACAGATATAGATGATATTAACAACCCGATATCACAAATAATATATGGTACAATTATGTTTTTATTATTAATAATATTTACAGTTATAATGTTAGTAAGTGGTGACGATGATTCTCAACAACAATATTATCAACAACAACAATATTATCAACAACAATTTTATCCACAATATTAATAATATTAACAACATCTATTTTTTTTTTCATCAAAATTAACTTGTTGGCCCTCAATTAACTTAATAGTAGATTTATTTTTATTATTAATTAATTTATTTGTATTTATAATATTTTTTGCGATATTTAAAAATATTTCATCAATATTTATATTATCTCTAGCACTAGTTTCAATATAATCTATTCCCATACTTTCTGCCAATTCGTGAGCTTCTTCAAATGTAACTCTTCTTCTATCAATTAAATCTGATTTATTACCAATTAAAATTTTATTAACATTATCACTACTATATTTATCAACTTCATGTAGCCATATTTTTATATTTCTAAATGATTCTTTATCTGTTAAATCAAAAATGATAACTACACCATGACGTCCTTTATAATATACGCTAACTATTGATCTAAATCTTTCTTGACCTGCCATATCAAAAATTTGTATTTTAACTACCTTATCATTTATTTTAATAGTTTTAACTTTAAAGTCAACTCCAATAGTTGACACAAATTGATGGTTAAAATTACCATCGACATACCTTCCCATTATACTAGATTTTCCAACAGCAGTATCGCCAATTAAAATCATTTTTAAAAGGTAATCATATTCTTTATTCATAATTATATATTATAACTATTATAAATTAATCTAAATTTTTAATATAATTTTTCATAAATTTACCATTTGGGTGATATTTTTTAGCAGAATAATATTCTGATATTTTCCAAAGAATAGGTAATTTTTTATTAAATAAATATATTCTATAATTTTTTTGAATTAATTTTATACTACTATAAATTAAAATATTATTATTATTAATACTAAATTCCTCAAAAATAGTATTATATCTATAATTACTATCTAAATAAGGGTCATCATAATTAAATCTTTGACAAATAATATTATTTATATGCATAATAATAATAATATTAAAATTTAATAATATATATTAATATTATTAAAATTTAATAATATATATTATAATATAACAATGTTTAAATATTTATATAATAAATATTTCAAAAAAGTAAAAAAGGTTGATGACAAAAAGTTAGATTTAATTAAAGAATCATATACAGATGGATATGTATCATATAATGTAGATGATAATCCAAATTCGTATGCGAATAAATTAAAAAAGTGATTATAATTATATTTTTTCAAGTTTATCTGGTATAATTTTTTTATTTATTTTTTCTAAATTTATTTTATTTTCATTTATATAATCGAAATTGCAATTATGTTTAGCAGCATCTAAACATAAATAACAAAATATTTGTTTACATTTACAAGTTATACCATATAGATTAACATTTTTTTTACACTTGAAACAGGTGGATTTTTCTTTCATTGTTTTTTTAATTATTTATATAATATGAAATATAATTTTTATCATTTTTAATTATTTATTATTAATTATTATCATATCTACCAAAAGCTTTTAATAAAAAATTGATTAAAAAATCAATAAAAATATAATTAAATACAATGGGAGACGATATATTATGTACAAAATGTTATTATGATTCTAAAGTCGATTATGAGAAGAAAATTTGTAAAACATGTGATAATACTAAGATGTTATACGTATGTTACACTTGTTGTAATTATTACGAAACAGATAAACACAAATGTATTAAATACATTAAAACTCATAATTAATAGCTTTTATAAAATTAATACTATTTCTACTAATATTACAATTAGTATAATCTAAATATTTTATTTTTTCTAGCTCTTTAGGAATTTTAACTATTAGTGAATTTGAACAATCCAATTGAATTAAATTCACCAATGTATCTGGTAGTTTTGAGATTTTTGTATTTGATATATTTAAATAATTTAGATTAGTATAAGTATCTGGTATTTCTTTAACATTTGAGTAACTACAAATCAAAGTATTTAATAATGGATTTAATTTTGGTAAATGTTCAATATTTGTGTTTGAAATATTTAAGAAAATTAGATTATTAAAATTGTTATGTAACTTATCAATTAAATTATAAGATATATCTAAATATGACATTTTATATAATTCTTTATTAATAATATTTATATTATTGTGTGCGATATTAAGATAAGTTAAATTTTTATATTTAGGCAAATTGTATAAATTATTATGACTACAGTCTAATAATTGTATTTTTTTTAATGTTTTTGGTAATTCAAATAATTGTAAATATTTAGTAATACTTTCATTATAACATTCTAGATATTGAATATTTTTTAAATTTTTATGTATAGTTATGATATCTGTATTATTAATATATAGATGAGTTAATTTTTTATAATATTTTGGTATTAAATTGACTTTAGTATTTGAACAATTTAAAATTTGCAAATTTATCAACGTATGTGGTAAAGTGTAAAGTTTACTACAATATTCACAATTTAAATCATTTAAATTAATTAATTCTTTCGGTACTTCAGAAATATTTGTGTATGATATATTAAGATTTATTAAATTAATAAATGTATTATGTATAATATTTATAGGTGAAAAGGAACAATTTAATTGAGTTAAATGTACTAATGTATTTGGTATATATTCTATATCAGTATTATCACAATATAATTCATATAATGTAATTCCAATATTTATAGGTAATTTTTTAATGTTATTACATATTTTTAATGTTTTAATATTACATTTATAGTTATCATTTTCATACTTTTTTTCACATAGCAAACACATAATTTTATTATGTTATATTATTACTATATTATGTTATATTATTACTATAAAAAGAAAAATGATTTTAATTTAATAAATAAATATAAATTAAAATTGATTTTAATTATATTATATATATATATTTAAATATACATGAATATAAACAAAGAATATTCAGAAACTATCATTGATAATATTAGCATACGTATAATGTCACATATAACGGTTGAACAAAATTATAATATATTAGTTAATGATATATTAGTTAATGATATATTAGTTAATGATATATCAAATTTTCTGTATAAAATTAATAATTATACAGAAATGGTAGAATATTCTTTTCCAATAATAACGTTAATATATATTGAACGTTTTTTAAATAAAGGTAATAAAAAATTAACAAAAAATAATTGGAAATCTATATTATTAATATCTACAATAATAACTTTAAAAATGTGGGATGACGATAGTATGTATAATAGCGAATTTGCAAAATTATATGAAAATTATCCATTAAAAAGAATAAATAAATTAGAAATACGATTTCTTAAATATATAAATTATAATCTTAATATAAAAGAAAATGAATATAAAATATTTATTAATTCTATTAAATAACGAAAAAAACCTTATTAAATTAACTTTTTGTAATTTTGATTAACAATGGTTAATTATAGGTAAATAAATATTAAAAAAAAATAAAATAATATCTATAATTATATATAATAATTAAAAAATAAAAATGTCATTTAGTTTGTATGTAAAAACATTAGTAGGAAAGACCATAACATTAGAGGTAGAATCGAGCGATACAATAGAAAATATAAAAGAAAAAATACGTGATAAGGAAGGTATAGAACCAGACAGTCAACGGTTAATATATGCAGGGAAACAATTAGAATCTAGTAGAACTGTTGGGGATTATAACATTCAAAGTTGTTCTACAATACATTTGGTTTTAAGATTACTCGGAGGTGTATAATTGTACAAAATAATCGATTCTCTGTAAGAATAAAAAATAACTTTTTTTTTATAATAAAAATTTATTTTTTAACTCCCATTAATTTTCGTCTTTCTTCTGAACTTTTTGCAGAATGTAATTTAGATTCTCTAATTGCTTTTGCTTTAGGATCTTCTTTACTAAATGGCCACATTTTTCCAATCTTTTTTGATTTTTTAGATTTCTTTGATCTTGACACCCTCTTTGATCTTTTTGATTTCGTTACTTTTTTAGATCGTTTTGATCTCTTTACCTTTTTTGATCTTTTTGATGGTGGCATATTTTTTATAAATTTTTTATTATATATAATTATTATATATATAAAGGGATTTAATATTTTAATTTTTTATTTAAATTTTCAAGTTCTTTTAAAATATAATTAATAGGTAAAAGAGTTTGTTTATACCATTATGTATATATGTTTATACCATTATGTATATATGTTTATGACATTATGTATATATGTTTATGCCATTATGTATATATGTTTATGACATTATGTATATATGTTTATGCCATTATGTATAATTAATTATATAAAAAAATTGAATTTACACAAGAATGAAACATAATGGAATTCTGTTTAATAAAACCAAAAATTACTAATATATATGAGGAACCTAAACCATATAAACGAGTTCCAAAGAGTAAAAATAAAATCTATACATTAAAAAAAAGGATTGAAATAGTGGACGAGGTGATTAAATATAAAAATATGAAAGAAATTGCAAAAAAATATAATGTACTACCTATACAAATTTGTAATTGGGAAAAAAGACGCAAAGAATATTTAAAAATGATAAAAATTAGACCAAATGCAACAAATATAACACGTGGTGGACAAGTAACAGAAGAATATAAAGTTGTAGAAGAAAAGTTATTAACATGGATACAAGAATGTATAAATAAAAAAATATATTTAAGTGCTAAACAAATTATACAAAAGTCACTATCACTTAATTCAAAATTTCACAAGGGTAAAATGCAATCATTATTGAGATGGTTATATAGATTTTTAAAACGTAATAAATTAAAGATACGTACAATAAATTCACAAACTAAAATGCTATTAAAAGAACAAAATAAACAAAAAATTAACGATATGATAAATGAATTTAATGAGAAATTAAACATTGGTCATACAATAAATGATTTAATGGAATTATTAAAAATAAATAATAATGACAATGAATGTAACATTATATCACTAATACATGATTTTAATAATATTCTTTAATTTTTTTAATACCACTTATAAATATGTATAAAAAATTGAAATTAAATAACACAAATATATATCATAATGGGTAAAAAATTATATATTACATTAAAACAAAAGGTTGATATAGTTGATGAAGCAATACAACGAAAAAACATTCGTGAGACTGCAAGAAAATATAATATATGGCCAAGGCAGATACGTTATTGGAAAAGTTTAAGAGTAAATTATATGGAAACAATAAAACTAAACCCTTCAGCAAAAACTATAAACGGTGGTAAAAAAATAAAAAACAAAGATGTTGAAGATAAAATACTAATATGGATACAAGAATGTATAAATAATAATATATATATAAGTTCAAGACAAATTATAGATAGATCATTGTCAATTAATAATAATTTTCACAATGGTAAGATAAAATCATTAAGAAATTGGGTATATGTATTTTTAATTCGTAATAACTTACAGTTAAATGAAATAAATGGAAAGGTAAATAAAATATTAAATAATAAACAAAAAATTAATGATACACTTAATAAATTTAATGAAAAATATAAATTTTGTGACACATTAAATGAACTCATGGTATTACTAAATATAAACTATGGTGACAATGAACATGATGTTATAATAAAACTTGATAAATTAACAAAATGTATTAACTATATTGAAATATAAATATGTAATACTATTTTTTTTTAATATTTAATTTAAATTTTCAAGTTCTTTTAAAATATAATTAATAGTAAAAGAGTTGGGTAATTTTTTAATAAATTCACCATTTTTATATAATATAATGATAGGAACAGATATATTATTTTTACCTAGTTTAGCACAAAAATTATCATAAAATTGTTTATGACCGGACGTATCTAAACTATATTGTGAGAATTCAAATTCGAAATGATTTAAATGATCAATTAATATTTTACATCTAGCACATTCTCTAGTATAACATATAACAACAGTAGTATCGTCATTATCTATTAAATTACAATTTTCATCGAAATCTGCTAAAACTAATTCTTTTTTCATTCTAATAATTTATTTATATATATTTATATATATAAATAAATATAAAAATATAAATTATAAATCATTAATTTCTTTTAATATATGTTTAAAAGAGAAAGATGACGGTAATTTTTTAACGAATTGTTTATCTTTAAATAAAAGAATCATGGGCATATTAACAGTTGAAAAATTCAACTTGATTGCAATACTTTGTAAGAAATCATCGTTTTCAACTAGATTTACTTTAGCATACCTTATATTTTTTAAATTTAATTTATCCATTAAAATTTTACATTTAAAACAATCAATAGAATAACCAATAATTAATGAATGATTATCACAATTAATTAAATTTAATTTATCATCAAAATTTAAATTATTTAATTCATCTAACATTCTCATTATATTATAATAAATAAAAAAATATGAATAGTTATTAAACTATTCATAATTTGTTTTTGTGTATATATTTATTTAATTAATTTTTTATTTTAGATTTATTTGCTTGTAACTATCATCTATCTATAAGTGTTTATAATTTAACCATTTCCATTAATATTTTAGCAGTTGGTAATGAATTGGATAAACGTTTAGTGTATTCACCATCTTTGAATAGTAAAACTAAAGGCATATTAATACTCGTTAAGTTTAACTTAAGAGCAATTTTTCGTAAGAACATTTGGTTATTTCTTAAATTTACTTCACCATATGAAATATTTTTTTCATTTAGGTCATTTTGCATTTTTCGAGATCTAGGACATTCATTGGTATAACCAATCACTAGAGTGAAATTTTCAGCATCTTTTATTTTTAAATCGTTATCGAAGTTTGAGTCGAATAATTCGTAAGCCATTTTGGTATTTTTTATTTTTTTTTACTTTTTATATATATTATATTATATAGAACATAAAATATAAAAATAATAATAAATAATTAGGTTTAATTAGAAACAGTTAGAAACAATGAGAAACCAAAAGAAAATAATAAATTCCATAAAAAAGAACATAAGTATATTTATAAACAATACATACGCATTTAATACATTACTAAACAATAGTTGTATAATAGCGGGTAAATTTTTATTAAATCATATAAATAATATATATAAATACAATATATATAACAATAATAAAGATATAATTAATATATATTGCGATTTATATCAATATGAAAGATTAAAAATATTTTTAATAAATAATAATTTTAGAAGTATTAAAATGATAGTTGGGTCAAACAAAAGGACATATATAAAAATATTAAATTACAATAGTTTAACATTTAATATACAGATAACAAATTACCCTATAAAATATATAGATAATAATATAAAATTAAATATAGAAAAGGTATATTATAATGGCACATTAATGGTAATGCCATATATTAAGAATATATTATTAAAATACGAGGAAGTATTTATAAACGATTTAGAATATATAACAAGTCCGGAAATATTATTATATATTTCATATGGGTATAAATTTAGATTTACCAATATAAAAAATTATGATATTATAATAATATCAAATTATTTTAAAAAAAATAAAAGGAATCAGATAAAAAATATAGTATCGTATATATTATATAAATGTCATATATATAAATAATGAAAAAAATTATAATAATGATTAATTTATAAAGGACAACTTGGGTGTATTTTATTAGGTGTATTATATGCATTTTGTACACTATCTAATTGTTGACCACCAAATCCAAACGTTGAGCCTTCTCCAGGGCAGAAATAATTAGTATTGTCACAATCACCATTCCAACTACCGGCTCCAACACATGATGGTTTCCCATCTAAATACCATTGACCGTTAGCACTTGAAATACGATTTTGAATATTTTCTTTATCTGGATTTTGGGTAAGATAATTAATATATTGTTCTGACCAATATCCAGATATTGGCGCAGCTGTACTATCAGGACCTAATGCAGAATATCTATCAGCATCATTTCCTTGATCTGATGTTACTTCAACATTAGTTTCTTGTGGTTCATCATTACTAGATAATAAAATAGTACTAGATAATAAAAAATACATACCAATGCAAAATGATATAAATAAAATTAAAATACCAAATGCTTTACCTTTTCCCATTTTATAAGAATTATTTATTTATATATATATAAATAAATAAATATTTTTTTTTATATAAATATAATATTAATATTATAATATTAATAAAAAATGGATAACATATATCCAGACCAAAATGATAAAAAAATTCAAAGTGATATATTAAAATATAAAGAGTTTGCTAAAAATAAGATAGATATTGATAATGAGAAAGAAAAGAAAGAAACTTATATAGATAACATATTAAAAGAACAAAATATATTAAATTTATCGAGTTATCAAAATTTTATAAGTAGTTTTATAAATCCACACACAGAATATAATAGATTGCTATTATTATTTGGTACAGGCGCAGGAAAGACGATTGGTTCATTAGCAGTGGCGAAGAATTTTATAGAAATATATAAGAAAAACAAGTTTATTAATAATCAAGATATTGGAAATATATTTATAATGGGATTTACATCTGATATATTTAAGAGGGAATTATTAAATAATGAATACTTTGGTATATTAACAAATGCCGAATTAAAAGAATACAATAGAGCTAAACAAATGGTAAATAGTAATATAGAACAAGATTTACAATATTTAAAGGAATTAAAAATAAGATATAACAAAAGGATTAAGAAACAGAATTATAAATTTATAGGATATAAAGAATTTTACAATAAATTATTTATAACAGAAACAGATGATAATATAAATAATTATAAAGATTATGAAATTATTAATAATCTTAAATTAGGTACTATAAAGATAAACAAAGAATTATTATTATCATTTAAGAATAGTTTAATTATATGTGACGAGTGTCATAATTTATATAATAGTTTAGAACAAAACAATTGGGGTATATCTATTCAAATTATATTAGATTATTACGATAATAAAGAAGTTGATGGATATAATTCAGTAAGATGTTTATTATTAAGTGCTACACCTATTACAAATAACCCTATAGAAATTGTCAGTGTAATTAATTTATTATCTAATACATCAAACAAGGTAAAGAAAAGAGACTTATTTATTAAAGACAAATTAACAGATAATGGTATGGAAATAATTAAAAATTCAATAATAGGAAAAATAAGTTATATACAAAGTCAAGATCAAGAATTTTACCCAAGTAGTAAAATAATTGGAGATACTATACCTAATATATCATATTTAAAATTTGTAAAATGCCCAATGTCAGATTTACATTTTAAAACATATAAATATTTATCAGACACACAAGCAGCTAATAAAAATGTACAAATTTCTTCATCAACTGAGACTTCAAGTGTAGATTTTATATCAGAATCTGCACAATCAGATGAATATAATATGTCTGAAGAAATTAAAAAAGAGATTGAATGTTATCCGGTTAATTTAGCATTAGACAATAGATATTTAATAGATTATGTGATACCAAATCCAAATAGTAATAAATATGGGTTATTTAACTCTAATGAAATAAAACAGGAAATACAGAATGCCACAAACAAATGGAAAACATCTAATGAAATTCAAATAATAGATAAAAAATCATACGGATATTATTTAACTGGTGGTTTTTTAAAATTACAGAATATAAAGAAATATTCAACTAAATATTATAAATTATTATTACAAATTAAAGATATTATAATTAACAAAAAGGGTAAGATATTTTTATATCATAATTATGTTAACAATAGTGGAATAATATTTATCCAAGAGTTATTAAAAGAAAATGGTATATTAGATGAATATACAAATAGTGTAAGTAATTCAGTATGTTCTATTTGTTATAATATTAGAGATAAACATAAAAATAATAAATTAAATCATGAATTTAAAGCATTAAGATTTGTCATAGTTAGTGGAGATATTAATAATAATATTATAGATAATAGTATTAATAAATATAATTTACCATCTAATAAATTTGGGGATGATTATAAAATCATTATAGGGTCAAAAGCTATTAAAGAGGGGTATGATTTAAAGGCTATACAAAATGTACTTATATTGCACCCTCCTGATAATATATCAACATTGGTACAAATTTTAGGAAGATCAATAAGAAACAGATCACATTTTGATTTACCAGAAAGTGATCATAATGTAAATATTTATATATATATTAGTACAATACCAGTCTTGACTAAAAAATATATGTATAGTTTTGAAGAATTATTATATAAAAAGAAAGTTGATACATATAAAATAATACAAAACATAGATGATATATTTTATAAGAATGCAATAGATAAATTAATTAACATAGATATAAATAAAAATCAAAATAATTTATTTAGTAATAAAAAGAAGAATACAAAAATACCAAGTTATAATGAAAAATTAATTAATATAAATAAATTTAGATTAGATACTTTTAATGCATATCACATAGATAATGAAATAAAAACAGTTAAATATTTAATTAAACGGTTATTTATAGAATTATCAAATATATTTACATATGATGATTTATTTAATTATATTAAGAATCCACCATTTAAAATAAATATAAATACTAAATTAATATCAGAGGATTCATTTATTATAGCTTTAAATGATTTAATATATGAAGATACTAATACTGAATATATTAATTCAGAATTACAATCCATGAACATATTAACTAATAGTTTATTTAATAATACTGATAAAATATTTGTAGATATAAATTTAAACAAAGTTACTATAGTTAATATTAACAATTTTTATATAATGATTAATATTAATAATTCTATAAATACTGATAATTTATGTAATATTAATCATACTGAAAATATTCAAGATATAATTAATGTAGATATAGAAGATTATTATAAAAATGATAATAATTTCACAGAAACTACTATAAATATTGATGAATATATAAAAACAACAAAAATAATTAATAATTTTGAGATTAATAGAAATGAATTTATAAATAAATATTCTTATCTATTAGAATTGGAAGACGATAATGAGAAATTTATAGAAGAATTAAGAAACAGTGATATAATATATAATTATTCTGTTGATTTCCAAATAGAATTAATAGAATATGTTATTGATTATTTATTTACATTATATACTAGTAAAACATCAGTTCAAATTAATCCAGAACATAAATTTTATTTAATGATACTGTCATATTATAATATATATAATTTAATAGTGTTTGCTGATAATAATAATTTGAGTACAGAAATAAATAAAATATATAAAGAATATGTGATAAAATCTTTAATTGTAGATGATAATAAAACAAAAAAAATATCAGATGTTTATTCTAATTTTATTTCAACATTAATATTTAAATCTGAAAAATATATAAAAAATAAACAAAAAACTAAAAATTTAAAAGTTTGTAATTATTTGTTACCAATTGGACATTTATTAAATGAAAAAGCAATATTTTATGACCCTAGTATAACTCAGTTTGTAGATGATATGTATTTCAAACAGTTTGATAAATATAAAGACAATACACTATATATAGGATATCAACAATTGAATTTATCTAACATTCAATTTAAAATACGTCCCCCAGGTGATCAAAAAAAAGATAAACGTGAAGTTTTAACTGGGATTGTATGTCAATACAAAGACAAGGGATATTTAAAAGATGTTTGCAATAAATTAAATATAGATTTAACTGATGAAAAACCATCTAAGTTAAACTTATGTCGTTTAATTCAGAATAATTTAATTGATAGAGAGCTTTTGGAAAGATCAAAAAATAGTAAGACTAAATATTTTTATAATATATTTGAATATAATAATTTAAATTGATGATTTATCTAATAATAAAACCGTAGATAAATATTAAATATTGAAATTTTTCTCTAACTGTTATTTCTCTTCTAAAATCTACAAACCCGTGAGGTCCATGATACATAGGGATGGATAACTTTGGTTCAGTATTATACCAAAACATTAGTGGAATAAATGCTTCTATATTTTTTTTACAATCAAACAATGGCATTTCTTCATACTTTATTTTTATTTGTTCAATTTTTATTTTTTTAACAAGATCAAGTTTATCTGGAAATACAAAGTAATCATTATTCATTATTATAATATAATATATTATATATTTAAATACTAAATAAAATATTTTTCTGGTTTTTTTAAGAACCATGGGTTTTTACTATAATCTGCAGTAATTTCTTCATTAGGTTGTATATATTTTAAAGCATATAAATCATAATTATCATACACATCTTTATATAAATAACAATTTGGTAAATATGAATGATTAACTTTTCTACCAAGTTTACTAATATTATATATTTCACCATTTTTTATAATATTTAAAACATAATCATTTTTAAAATATTTTTTTGTTGTAAATAAACCAACACCATGTATATTTGATTTATCAATATAAAACTGTGAATTTAAATTATTATTATTATTAAATATAATATAAATTAAAATTAATACCATAATTGTAATTATAATACACATTATTATAATATATTTATTATATATATATTATAATAAATATAAATATTTATATTTATATACTGTAAAATGTCAGATGTTTTATCTACAAAGTTAAAGGGTGAAAAAGAGAATACTATATTTGATAATATTTGTTCTATAGATAACGATAATAAAGATGGAGTTTGTTTACCAGATAAAGTAATATCTAAAATTAACAATTATATAACCCCATCTAATAATACTAATGATAAAAAAGAAACTATTGAAAAGTTAACAACTGAATTAAGTTGTCCAAATGATATAAATAGAGAAATATGTATTATTAATAAAGCCACAGAAAAAAATATTATAGATGAGAAAGAAAGTAAAAAAATAAAGTTTGAACACTTTAAACCCAATGCAACAGTTGATGCAATATCATGGCTTGGGAATGATGATATAGATTATATACAGGAACAATTATATAAAAAGTATAATGGGTATTACTATGGTTATATACATATGGTTGATCTAGTTATGATAAAACATGGAGAAACTGAACATATTAAACATAATATATTAAATGTAAAAGAAATAGATTTTTGTAATGAAATTAGTAATAATAATAACAATAGAAAAATAAGTACTAATGAACAACCATTAAAAACATTTGGAATAGTTTGTAATACAGATCCTTCAACAAGTGGAGGTCAACATTGGTTTTCCATTTTTATGGATTTTAGGACAGATGGATCATTACAAAAACCATATACAATAGAATATTTTAATTCCTCTGGACAATCTATAAAAAATCCAAGTTTTAAAAAGTTTTTCATAGATTTAGCATTGGAGATATCAACAAAAATGAAAATATGTTGTAAATTTATACAAGTAACTAATATTCAACATCAAGGTTTAGATCCTGTGATAGGAGAAAATTCTGGTAATTGTGGAGGTTATTCAATATATTATATATGGTCAAGAATTAAAGGAATACCATATAGTCATTTCAATCAGGAAAAAAGAATAATTACAGATGCGATGATAACCAAATTTCGAGAATCTATATTTAGAACTGTTGAATAAAAAACCCAACTATTTTTTTTTAATAAAATAATAATATTATAAAATTAAATAATAATAATAATAATATATAGATAATCTATAATAAAAAAATGGGTATAATCGAAAAATTATCAAATGGAGAAATTCAAAAATTAGATAATACATTAGGACATTTAATATACGATACTACAAATAATGAATTATTGATTAATAATGGGAAATATTTTGTAAGTGTATCAAATAGTGATGATAGTAATATTAATAATGAAATATTAGATAAGATTAAAATTTTACAGGAAATTATAATTACAGATACACTTACTGGTACTTTAATGACATCAGTTCAACCAAATATAGAACAGATTGGTGTATTAAATAATTTAGAATTAACTGGTAATATTACAGGTGTAAACAAATTAGAAACAGTTGATATATTGGGAAATTTATTAACATCAGATCAACCAAATATTAAAAAAATTGGTAAATTAAAAAGTTTAGAATTAGAAGGTCCAATAACTGGTGTAACATCAATTATTGCAAAAGATTTAACTGGGTTAATGTTAACAAATAAACAACCAAATATAACATCAGTTGGTATACTTAAAGAATTAACAATATCTGGTAAATTAAATATAAAAAACATTGATACAACAATAATACAAGAAGAACAATTGAATATAAGATCATTAGGAAATTTACACAAATTAGATATATCTGGTATAACTAATATCAACACAACATCAAATCAAAAACAATTAAATGTAAATAGTAAGACTGGTGAATGTTTAAGGTTAATAAATAATGAAAAAGAATATTCAGACTTTATAATAGACAAAGTTGGTAATTTAAATATAAATCCAAGTGGTGGTTATTTAAAAACCAATAAAACAATATTAATAAACAATAATGGGATAGGGTTTAGCCATATTTCGGATGGTGGGGTAAAATATATTACAACTATCGATAATAATTCAAGTGTTTCATCCGGTAGTAGTTCAAATCATCCATATTATTTAATTACAAATAATAAAAATAGGATAATGATAGATACTACTGGGAACGTAGGAATTGGGACTAATTTACCTACAGCAAATTTATGTATTAATGGTACAACAGGTGGAAATATAAGATTAATATATAATAACTCAATAGGGACTGAAAAGGTATATTCAGAATATTCTATAACTGAATATGGAAATGTTATATTTAAATTAAACGGAAGGCCAAATGCAAATTTTTCATTTGAAGGTGGAAATGTAAAAGCAATATTATCAACATCATCTCAACCGAATATAACATCGTTAGGAACATTAAAACAATTAAACGTTAATGGTCCGATTGATGGTATAACTACATTAACTGCAGAATTAATTAATGGTATTATATTAACTGATAAACAACCAAACATTAAATCTATTGGTGAATTAGATAATTTAAAAGTACAAAGTAATAGTTCATTAATATTCAATTCTACACAGTCTATAATAGCATTTTTTAAAAATAAAATAAAAAATAGCAGTTCATTAATAGAAATTTCAAATGAACTTGATACTAAAATGTCAATTGGTATACATAATTCAGATCCAACTAGTGTTATAATTTCATGTTTATCTCATGGAGATTTAAAATTTTTAACTAAATCTATAGATAGAATATGTATTAAAAATTCTGGATTAGTCGGAATTAATACAAACAATCCAACAAATCAACTTACCATTAATAGTTCTAATGGTAAGTGTATAAGTTTAGTATATAATAATACTGATACAAAATCGGAATACACAATAGATTCAACTGGTCATGTAACTATAACATCTTACGGTAGTAAACCAGGTTTTTCGTTTATTGGTGGTACAGTGAATGCAATTTTATCAAAATCAGAACAACCAAATATAACTTCATTGGGAACATTAACAAAATTAAATGTACTTGGTAAAATTACAGGTGTAACAGAACTTGAAGCAAATACAATAACTGGTATTATAATGTCACCTATTCAACTAAATATTACAACAATAGGTACATTAAAAAAATTAAATATAGTAGATACATTATATTGTGAAATAAATAAAGAAAATGGAAAACTTACAGAATTTAAAAATATTAATTCTAAATATGGTTCATATATAGAAATTCTTAACGATAAAAACAATAAAGCTATATTTGGTTTAGGTGGGGAAGATTTAGGAAAAAGTGATATATCAGATGTAATTTTAGGTAATTATTCAAATGGGGGATTAAAGTTTATAACAAATTCTACAGAAAAGATGACTATATTACCGAATGGGTATATTGGTATTAATACAACAAATCCAATTAAACAATTCACTATTAGTAATACCAATGGTGAATGTATTAGATTAATTAATACTTTTAATAAGAGTGTTGATAATCATTTTGCAGATATTAATGTATTATTAAATGGTAATTTACAAATTAATACTACTGGTTCTAATACAGAAATTAAAAGTAATAATTTAATTATAGGAAATAATTCTATGGATATAAATGTTATTAAATTTCATGGAATTGGTAATAAAATAAACACAACAATGATAATGGAAAGAATATATAGTGGAGACGATTCAACTGAATTATTATTATATAAGGGTAATACATTTAAAGATAGAATTAGAATAAGATCTTCTGAAATATTATTTCAAACTTTTACTGAATTGGATGAAATGGAAGATACAATAAAAGATAATAACCAACATTTAATAATAAAAAATGATGGATTAATTGGTATTAATACTAATAATCCAAATAAACAATTATGTATTAATAGTAAAACTGGAGAATGTTTAAGGATGATACATAATAATACAGAATCTTATTTAGATTATACAATATCAAAGAAAGGTGAAGTAACTATGAATGTTAATGGTGAAGATGCTGTATTTAAATTTGTTGGTGGCGGAGTTGAAGCAATAATATTAACTTCAGAACAACCTAATATTACATCATTGGGCACATTAACACATTTAAATATATCTGGTGCAATAAATGCTGATATATTGTCAGTAAATGAATTGGAAACTATTATTACAACAACATACCAACCTAATATATCTAGAGTAGGAACATTAGAAGAATTAAAAGTAGATGGATATTTTAAATTAAATACGGATATTACTTCACATCAGTTAAATATCAATAATGAAGAAGGCAAATGTATAAGTTTAATAAAAAATAATAATCAAGTTGGACTAGATGTTGATAATGATGGTAATTTAAATATAGAAACTAGTGGAAATTATATAATAACAAAAAAACAATATCAAATATTAAATAATAGTATTGGTTTTAGTCATAAGTCACAATCAGATGTAGAATTAATTACATCTGTAAGTGACATACATGGAGTATCAATTGGTAGTTATTCTGACAATTCATTAAATTTAATAACTAACAATATTAGTAGATTAATTATAAATACAAAGGGTCAAATTGGTATAGGTACAAATAAGCCAAATGCAATTTTAGATTTAGGTTCAACTGCAACAAATGCATCATTATTTATTTATAATAATAATAATAACATATATGGTTTTGGTGTATTGAAAAGTACATTATTATACCAAGCTGGTGAGAATTGTGACCATGCATGGTATAATAATTCTACACAAACTAATTGTGGAAAAGAATTAATGAGATTGGATGGAAAGAATGGATATTTAGGTATTGGAACATCATTACCTAAATCACCATTACATATTGAATCATCTAATATTGGTATTACACAAACTGACGGGGATTTAATATTTAATACTAATATTAATAAATTATCAAAATGTATTAATTTCCAAACAACTACTAATCATTCAATTGCATTTGGTACTAATAATAAAAAGGAACAACTTATATTATCTACATATGGTAATGTAGGTATTGGAACAAATGATCCAAATGGTTTATTACATTTAAAACATAATATGAAAAATATGTTTATTATAGAAAATGATTCTGATACTAATACAAATATTCAATATAAAACAAAACAAGATACTTGGGATTTAGGGATTAAGAGTTTAAATAATTCATTTTATTTAGATAATTCAACTGGTAATAAATTATCTATATTATCAAACGGAAAAATTGGAATTAATACTATAAATCCAAATACACAACTATGTATAAATAATAATAATGGTAATTGTTTAAGATTGGTATATAATAATAATACTGGTACAGAAACTACATATTTAGATTGTAATATTTCTGAAACTGGTGTTGTAACTTTTAATGCAAATGGTTCAAAACCTAAGTTTAATTTTATTGGTGGAGGTATAAATGGTATTTTAGAAACATCAGAACAACCAAATATTACATCTATTGGTATATTAAAAAACTTAGAAGTTAGTGGTAATATTACTGGAATTGAATCATTGACTGCAAAGACATTAGTTGGTAAATTAAAATCATCTAATCAAAGTAATATACAAAGGGTAGGAACATTAACTGAATTAAATGTATCTGGAATAATAACGAATCATAATAACGGTGGGTTATTAATGAGAGAATATACTGATAAATTATTAATAAGTGAAAAAATTATAACAGAATTAGATATTAACAGTACTAGTGAATTTATAGAAATTATTGGATATATTAATCCTAGTAATACTGGACTATATACAATTAATATAAATAATAATAATAATTATAAAATTTGGATTAATAATATATTATTAAATACACCATATGATGAATTTAACATAGATTTAAAAGAAGATGAATGGTATTCAATTTATATTCAATGTTATCATATAACTACACATAATACAACAGTAATGTGGAAATCAGATGAACAAACAAAAGAAATAATTAATTCTAATAGTTTAGCATGGGATAATCACATAGATAGGTCAATATTACAAACACCGTTTACTGCAAGTGATTTTATTCAGATTTATAATTCAGATACTTTAAATAATAGTATTGGTGAAATTTCTGTAAATTCAGAAGGTGATTTATTATTAACAAGTACAAACGATTTAGTAATAATTGATGGTAATTTATCTGCAACATTAATAACATCAGAACAACCAAATATAACATCTATTGGTATATTAGAAATGTTAGAATTAAATGGAGACATAATTGGGGTAAACAATTTAAGAGCTAAAAATTTAACTGGAAGTTTATTAACACCATATCAACCATATATAACACACGTTGGTACATTAGATAATTTAAAAGTAACTGGTAATATATCAGATGTTATATTATTATCAGCAATATCTATTTCTGGAACAATATTAACACCTGATCAACCACATATAACATCCATTGGTACATTAGATAAATTAAAAGTAACTGGTGTAATATCAGATGTTACATTGTTATCAGCAACATCTATTTCAGGATTAATATTAACACCAGAACAACCACACATTACATCCATTGGTACATTAGATGAACTAAAAGTAAATGGTGAAGTAATAATTAGAAATAAATTAGAAATAAATAATTCATTAAAAATAATAAATGGTGATAAATCAGCTGAAATAAATATAGATTCTAATGGTAATTTAGAATTATTACCAATGGGTGATATTTATATAAATAAACAAATTGAATTAAATAACGATGGTTTTGGTTTAATACATAGTAATAATAATGGAATTAAATTATGTACTTATACAAACGAATATGATAATTATTCAACAATTGGTAATCATTCTGATCATCCATTACATTTGGTAACGAATACATTAAATCGTTTATCTATTGATACATATGGATTAATTAGTATTAATACCGTATCTACAATGGCACAATTAAATATTAATAGTTCATTAGGTGAATGTTTAAGATTGATTCATAATAACACTACTGGAACAGAAGAAATGTATGCAGATTTCCACGTTGATACTAATGGTGTATTACAATTGATATCATCTGGTAATACAATATATACAACATCTTGTTTAAAAATTCAATCTGAAAATGAATATGCAATATCATTATTATCACCAAATGGATCTTCAGAATATATTACAAAAGTATCACAGGCTGGTATAACTTTGGGGTCATTAACAAACACTACATTAAGTTTCTTAACAAATAATGAACAACGATTATTAATAGATATATTTGGGAATATTGGAATTAATACATTATCAACTAAATCACAATTAACAATTAATAGTGAAAATGGAAATTGTATAAGATTATTAAAAAATAATAATGTTCATATTTATTCTGATATAATGATAGATTCAAGTAATAATTTAAATTTAATAACAACTGGACAATCTATTATAATAAATCATAATAATAAAGATGATATTAGTCAAATGAAAACATTAATAAGTGGTAATAATAAAAATAAAAACTCTCATCAGATAGAATGGTATAATGATAGATCTAATACTATAAACAAATTGGTAGCAAATTTAAATATAGAAAAAATAGATGACAATACAAGTAGTATTAAATTTGGAACAAGTAATAAAACAACTGGAATAAAAGACAGATTGGTTATAGATTCGGTTGGTAAAATTATTATTACAAATAGTATTATTCTTATTGCTGACAAACGATTACAAGAGAATATAAAATCATTAGATGACCAATTTTGTAAAGATTTTATTAATAATACAAATCCAGTTGAATATAATTATACAAATTCAGAAGATACTCAAACTCATTATGGTTATGTAGCACAAGAAATTGTAGAAGCTGGATTTGAATCATTAACTAGTATTGAAAATTATGATGGTATGAAAGATATTATTAATAAAGATGGAGAAATAAATACATCTAACGAAGCATATGCTTTAAGTATAAATGAAATAGTTCCAATATTAGCAAAGAATATTAAAATGTTGTATGAAGAAAATAATGACTTGAAAAAAAGATTAGCATTATTAGAGAAGATTATATTAGAAAAATAATATAAATTAAAAAAAATATAGTATTTAATTCTAAATAAATGTAAAATTAATATTATTAGGAATGTTTTTTATATCAATTTGTGAACAATGTTTACAATAATGTTCATTTTTTTTCACTTGTATTTCAGATCGTCCATCTTTATAATGATAATATATTTGATCTGTTCTTTTATCATTACAATAACAACAAATTGAATTAGTCAATATACAAAATTTATGAACACATTGTTTATTATCATTATATTCGATATATTTATTAGAACAATCTATAATTTTATCACCGTTAGTATAATTTAATATTATTTCTTTTATAAATATTTTATTTTGACTTCGTTGTTCAAATAATAATAGATCATTTTGTTGAATTCTTACTCGTTCAATTCGTTGAATTCTTAATCGTTCAAAATAATCATTATCATAATCACTCCAAATATCATCATCATACTCACTATCACAATCACTATCATTATTATTATTTTGTCTTAAAATGAATCTACATATTGGACATTTAAATTTTTTTAATTGTAATATACATGAAGTGTGAAATGTATGATTACATATTGTTTTACATATATTTAAGTCTGTATCCATTTGTTCTAAACATATTGGACATTCATTATTAATATTTGACATTATTTATAAAATTATATATATTATAAATCAATTTTTTAATTTAATATAAATTTTTTTTAATTTAATATAAATTTTTTTTAATTTAATAATAAGTTTAATATATATTATTAATATGGAAAAAAATAATACAAATTACCCGAGTGAATTAAAAAAGAAGGTGAAAGATGATGTATTAATTATTAATAATAAATTAAATGAGAAACTATTTGATTATCAAAAAGTTGTTTATAATTATTTAACTAATACAGATGCTAGAGGTCTATTAATATATCATTTGGTCGGCACTGGTAAATGTCATAGTTTTGATACACCAATTATTATGTATGATGGGACAATAAAAAAAGTACAAGATATAAAAGTTGGTGAATATTTAATGGGTGATAATTCATCATCAAGAGAGGTATTATCTTTAGCAAGTGGTGAAGATGATATGTATGAAATTATTCCAATAAAAGGTGATAGCTTCATAGTAAATAAAGAACATATTTTATGTTTGAAAATTTCTATGTATCCACATATTAGAATTGAAAGAGAAAAAAGAAAAGTTGGTTTTTATAAATTTTTACAAATTAAATGGTTTGAGAATAATAATTTTAAATGTAAAAATTTTAAATTAGAAGATAAAGATAAAGCAGAATGTTTTTTAAAAAATATTAAACATAATGAAATTATAGAAATATCAATTAAAGATTATATAAATTTGAAGAGTCATGTAAAATCTATGTTAAAATTATATAGAGTTGCTGTAGAATTTAATAAAATAGAAATACCATTAGATCCATATATGGTTGGGTTTTGGTTAGGAGATGGTTCAAAACGTGGGACAAATATTTCATTGCAAGATTCTACTATTATACATTATTTTCAAACTAATTTAGAACAATATAAATGTTATTTACAATATTCAGATCAATATGATTATAGAATTAATGGAGATGGTACTAACAAAGTTGGGTGTAATTATTTTAAAAATACTTTGAAAAATTTAAATTTAATAAAAAATAAACATATACCATATATATACAAATGTAACACAAGGCAAATTAGATTAAAATTACTTGCTGGAATTTTAGATTCTGATGGTAGTTATAATAATGGTGGATTTGAATTTAGCCAATCGTTAGAACATGAACAAATTATAGATGATACGTTATATTTATGTAGAAGTTTAGGATTTGCATGTTATAAAAATAAAAAGAAAACTTCTTGGACATACAAAGGAATTAAAAAATACGTAGAAGCTTGGAGAATTTGTATAAATGGTGAAGGTTTAGAAGAAATACCAACATTATGCCCAAGAAAAAAAGCAAAACCAAGAAAACAGAAAAAAAATGTATTATTAACTGGATTTAAAATAAAATATGTTAAAAAAGGTAAATATTATGGTTTTACATTAAATGGAAATAATAGATATTTATTAGGAGACTTTACAGTTACTCATAACACGGTTTCAGCGGCATCAATAGCTGATCATTTCCGCAATAAAGGTAGAGATATAATAGTATTAGCACCCAAGAGTTTACAAGATAATTTTAAAAAGGGTATAAAACAATATAATAGATTTATAACAGATGAAGAA